GCTAACTTTAACGTAAAAGAAGGATTATCGATTCAGGGAACTGAAATCGTAGATGACCAAAGAGTCATCAGAAATGTTAATATTAATGCTTCTAATTCTGTAACCTTCCAGAATATTCCAAACAGCGGACTCGTAAATGATGGAGTAACTATTAATGGTTACGACATTAGTCTTGGAACTACAAAGACTCTTGTAACTGATGATTTACAAGAAAGTGGATCTCCAACAAATCTTTATTTCACCAACGCAAGATCGCGTGCTAGTGTATCAGTAACTCAACCTAGTGGTGATGGTACACTGGCATACAATAGTGGAACTGGTGTATTTTCATACACTGGACCTAGTGCTGCAGAAACAAGAGCACACTTTAGTGCGACTAGTGCATCTGGTGTAACTTACGATTCAAACACTGGAGTAATTGCACTTGCATCTATTCCTAATAGTTCAATCACAAATGCAGAGATCACTATCAACGGAATTGCAACTAGTCTTGGTGGTGCAAGAACTCTGTACACTGATGACGTAACAGAAGACCCATCGCCAACTAATAAGTGGTTTACTGATGCAAGAGCAAGATCTGCAGTATCAGTAACTCCCAACACTGGTCTCAGTTATAGTGCATCAACTGGAGTTTTTGGTCTTGCAAACATTCCAAACGCTTCTCTAGCAAATTCAACCTTCACTATCAACGGCACAACGGTTGCCCTAGGTCAGTCAGTTGGTTTCCCAAACCAGTTTACTGATGACATTATTGAGGATGCTAACCCAACAAACCTCTGGTTTACAGAAGCAAGAGCTCGTGCATCTCTGAGTGCAGGAACTGGAGTTACCTACGACTCAAATACTGGTCAGATCTCTATCGGTCAGGCAGTAGAAACTACTTCAAATGTCACCTTCAACGACGTAGACATTGATGGCAATCTTACCGTCTCAGGAACTACGACTTATATCAACACAGAAACCATTGAGTTAGATGACAACACCATCCTTCTGAACGCTAATGCTACTACCGCTTCTGAAGATGCAGGTATTGAAATTGAAAGAGGTACAGTAGAGACTAATGTAACTTTCCTCTGGGATGAGACTGCAGATAAGTGGACGATTGGTACAGAAACATTTGTTGCAGGAACTGTTGAGGCTGATCTAACTGGCGATGTAACTGGTACAGTTTCTAGTATTTCAAACCACAACACAGATGCACTCACACAGGGTTCTACGAACCTTTACTACGCATCTAGTCTATTTGACACAGACCTCGCCACAAAGACCACCGACGATCTGACTCAAGGTGTAACTAATTTATATTATGCTTCCTCACTGTTTGATGCAGATCTTGCTACAAAGACCACAGACAACCTTACAGAGGGCACTAACGAGTATTATACAAATGCAAAGGCAGATGCTAGAGTAAGTCTTCAGACTGGTGCTAACCTCGATCTATCTCAGAAGACAACTGCAGATCTGACAGAGGGTGCTAATCTGTATTATACGGATGCTCGTGCAGATGCACGAATCGCTGCAGCAACTACAGACAATCTCTCTGAGGGTCTTACTAACCTTTACTACACAGACGTTCGTGCTGACGGCAGAATTGCACTACAAGTTGGTGCTAACCTCGACCTATCTCAAAAAACTACTACAGATTTGGCAGAGGGTACTAACCTCTACTTTACAGATGCTCGTGCTCAGACTGCACTGACAACTCAACTTGCTGCAAAGCAAGATACGATTGTTGCAGGTGACTATAGTAACACTACAGTAACTACCACAACTGGTTCCGAAGTTGATTTCACTATCAGTGCTGGTCGTGCAGTCAATGACGTTCTTGTATTTGCTGATGGTGTATTGAAACTACCTACAACTGATTACACTATCTCTGGCACAACTCTTACGTTCGCTGTTGCTCCTGGCAACAACGTTGTAGTACATATCCGTTACCTTCCACTAGGCTGATAACCAATGGCAAAACCAACTACTAGAACAGAACTCAAGGAATATTGCTTGAGAAGACTGGGAAAACCAGTCTTGGAAATCAACGTTGATGATACTCAACTTGAGGATGCGATCGACTATGCGTTGGCGAAGTTTCAAGAGTTTGGTTATGACAGTATGTATCGTGCATTCTTGAAGCACAAGTTTACGGCTGATGAGATTAACAGAGCACGAACTGGTAATGACACCATCACAACTACAGATGGTACAGTGTATGAAGAAGGTAGAACATACCTTCAAATGCCTAGTGATGTGATTAGTGTTCAGGGAATCTTTGATTTCGGTGATAAGAACGCAATGAGTTTCTTTGATATTAGATATCAGATCAGACTCAACGATTTGTATGATTTCACCTCTGCATCATTTGCACATTACTACATCATTCAACAACAGTTGTCACAGATCGATTTTCTTTTGATTGGAAAAAAACCAATCAGATATACTCAGACTATGGATCGTCTTTACATTGATATGGACTATTCTCAAGACATAGAACAAGACAAGTATATTATTATCGACTGTTACAAGACGATTGATCCAGATAACTTCCCCAAGGTTTATCAAGAACCATGGCTTCTGGATTATACAACTGCTCTATTCAAGAGACAGTGGGGAGCAAACCTTATCAAATATGATGGGGTACAACTTCCTGGTGGAGTAACTTTGAACGGAACTAAGATCTATGATGATGCAGTTCAGACAATTGAAAAACTGGACGAAGCACTTAGAGATCATCACGAATTACCACCCCTAGACATGATCGGATGATATGGCACTCAATTCCTATTTCTCTCAAGGCACACAATCAGAAAGAGACCTCTATGAGGATCTCGTCATCGAGCAAATAAAAATCTACGGACAAGATCTAAAGTATCTCCCAAGGACTCTCGTCAATAGAGACGAGTTGTTTGGAGAAGATGTTTCTTCAAAGTTTGAAGATGCATATACAGTTGAAATGTATATTGCGAACGTTGAAGGCTTTGAGGGAGATGGGGATTTATACAGCAAGTTCGGTATTAGAGTAACTGACCAAGCAACGTTTATTGTCTCTCGAAAGAGGTGGACTGAAGAAGTAGACGATAACGCTGACTTGATTAGAGAAGGTAGACCAAATGAAGGAGACCTTATCTACTTCCCACTTACCAAAAAACTATTTGAGATTAAATTTGTAGAGTATAAGAAACCTTTCTATCAACTTAAGAATCCATACGGAGCATTTGTATACGAACTCAGATGCGAACTCTTTGAATACAGTGATGAACAACTCAATACGGGTGACACTGAAATCGATGATCTTGAGTCCAAGTTCTCTACTACCATTACTCTAACTCTTGCAGAGGGTGGTACAAATGATTTTACTGAAGGAGAAATTATTGTTGGATCTACTTCCAATACAGAGGCAACAGTTAAGTCTTGGGATTCAACAAATAGAAAACTGTATGTCTATGACAGAACTGGCACGTTTGCGGCAGAAGTTATCACTGGTCAAGATTCCAATGCTTCTTGGACTATAGGTTCATATAACACACTAAATAATACTAATAGTGCCTGGGATCAGAATGATTATTATGAGACCGAGGCAGATTCAATTATTGATTGGAGTGAAACAAATCCATTCGGAGAATTTGGAAATTTAGGAGTTAGTAAGTAATGTTAGGGACATACGTCTACCACGAAATTATTCGTAAAACAATCGTCGGTTTTGGAACTCTGTTTAACGACATTGAGATCCGTAGATCTGGCGATGCTGGTCGCATTGAAGCGATGAAGGTTCCTCTTAGTTATGGACCAAAACAAAAGTTCCTTGCAAGACTTGATCAACAATCAACTCAGGAACAACCAGTCCAGATGGTTCTTCCAAGAATTTCATTTGAGATTAAAAATATTTCCTATGATGCAAGTAGAAAAGTATCTCCTATCCAGACAGTCAGGGCGATTGATCCAGATGATGATGCAAAGGTAAGAAAGGCATTCATGCCTGTTCCATACAATCTTGATTTTGAACTTGCTATCATTGCAAAGAATAGTGATGATGCAGTTCAGATTGTTGAACAAATTCTTCCATACTTCCAACCAACATTTAATATCACAATCAATCTTATTGATGCTATTGGAGAAAAGAAAGATATTCCAATTACTCTTTCATCTATCTCATATGAAGATGACTATGAGGGTGATTACATGAAGAGAAGAGCGATTATTTACACTCTTAACTTTACAACAAAAACATATCTCTACGGTCCTGTCAGTGACAGCAGTGTTATTAAGAAGGCAATCGCGGATGTATACACAACTACAAATACTGTAGATGCACCAAGAGCAATGAGATACACTGCAGAACCAGATCCAATAACAGCAGAAGTCACAGACGATTTTGGATTTACAGAGACTTGGACATCTAATGACCAATACGTTCAATGGAATCCCGTCTCTGGGCAAGATGAAACTATCGGAGGATAAATCATGGGTACGTTTGATGGACTGGATGATGTTTTAAATATTGCAAAACCATCAATACCAGAGACTGAAAAGATAGTAAAAAAACCACCAGTAGTAGATAACCAAAGTGATCAAGTAAAAGATTACGAGTACACTAGGGGTCAACTATATTCTCTAATTGAAAAAGGTCAGGAAGCAGTAGAAGGTGCTCTTGATGTTGCATTGAACAGTGATCATCCTAGAGCATATGAAGTTGCAGTCAATGCAATGAAACAAGTGTCAGACATGACTGACAAACTTGCAGATCTACACAAGAAAATGAAAGATCTAGATGCACCTGCAAGTAAGTCTGGACCTACAAATGTAACCAATGCGTTGTTTGTTGGGAGCACTGCAGAACTGCAGAAACTACTTAAACAACAAAAACAGATAAATACTAAAGAGGAAAATAGTTAGGAACAATGACAGCATTCATCCCAGTCGCCCATTATGGCGATTATCTTGATAACGCAGACGCAGTTGTGACCAGCAATGGGTTGCCTGTGAAGACTGGTATGTATCGTATCATCAACGCTGATGATCGTTCTATGCACTTCTCTTGGGGGGGTGCTCCTGATGCTTCTACTGATGCACTCCATATCAATGTTGTGGCAGGTGGTGAAGTGATGGTAAAACTTTCTACTCCAAAAAAGGGTAGAGTTGTTGGTGCAACCACAGACGCAACAACTACAGTATTGACGTTTGATAATCATGGTGGTGGTCAATCTCATCCTTTTGAGGTAGGAGACTATGTAACTCTTACTGGAAGTAATAATGCTGATTGGACTGGTGGGACTGTTCATGCAGAAGTTACTGCAATCACTAATCTAACAGTTTCAATTTCTTTGAACTCTAGTGGATTCACGGCATTTGATACAGATTATCCATTGTCTGCAACTAACAGTATTAAAATTTCCTTCCAAGGCGATAGCAGCAATGGTCTGACTGCTCACCTAGATGAAGTTCAGGTACTCTTAGGTTGATGTCATGCCTGCAGTCTCCAAAAAACAACAACGATTCTTCGGGATGGTTAGAGCGGCTCAGAAGGGGGAAATGGAAAACCCCTCACCTGAGGTTGCCAAAGTTGCTGCCTCCGCCAAGCGTTCCGACGTAAAGGATTTTGCAAGTACAAAACACAAAGGATTACCAATGAAAAAGAAAACTTTTGAACAGTTTGTTCTAGAAGCAAAGTCACAATCAGAACAAAGATATTGTCCCAAGTGTAAAAAGATGGAGACAAAATCTGAGTGTGTTTATGGACCACAATATTGGGAGAACAATGCAACCAAACGAGAACCAACCAATGAAGGAGCAGCCTGGACTAAGAAAGCAGGCAAGTCCGCCAGCGGGGGACTTAATGAGAAAGGAAGAAAATCTTACGAAAGAGAAAATCCAGGATCTGACCTTAAAGCACCGAGCAAGAAGGTTGGAAATCCCAGGAGGGCATCCTTCTGCGCTAGAATGAAAGGAATGAAATCAAAGTTAACATCTAAGAAAACTGCATCTGACCCAAATAGCAGAATTAACAAAAGTTTGAGGGCTTGGAACTGCTAATGATTAAACAAATAAATAAGAAAGAAGAATCTTACGGAAACTAATGGCACAGTGGAATAAGACAACCCAAAATTACAGATCACAAGATCGTTCCCTTCATGAGGTAATGATGCTTGCCGATGAGTATGGGAATATTGTTTCTCCTGGTGCTACTGCTAAAAGTGCTTTCGGTGAAACACTTGCTGTTCCCGTTACTCCTGTCGTTCAGCACGATGCTATTTACGACATTGATCCCACCAAGTTTGAGACATTTACTTACGGTGGTGGCACAGCACAATCAGTTGATAGTCACTTTGAGGTGTCTGCTGGTGCTACTGCCAATTCTTATGGTGTGATTCGTACTAAAAGATTTGTTAGGTATCGTCCTGGTCAAGGATGTGTTGCCAGATTTACTGCTGCTTTCTCTGCTAACCCAGTAGGATTTACACAGAGAGCTGGTTTCTTCAACCAAGAGCAAGCACTTCAGATTGGATACGACCACACAAATGCCAAGTTTGGTATCCTCCGTGCTAATGGTGGTAAGGCACACATTCATAATTTTGGATTTACTGCTCTTGCTGATGGTGATATTACTATCACAATCAACGGCACAGCATTTACAGCAGTCACCGTAGCAGGTGGAAGTATTGCTGCTAACATTGCTGCTCTCGTTGCTGGTCTGAAACTACAACCACTCTTCAATGCTCTATACAATGTAGAGTATAATTCAGACGATATTACATTCCTGGCAACATCACTCGGACCACAAAACGGAACTAATACTGTCACCAGCACTGCTACTCTTACTTTCACATCTTCTCATCTACAGGGAGGTGTAGTACAGACAGAGAATTGGGTTTATCAGGAAGATTGGAATTTAGATAAACTAGATGGCACAGGCACTTCTGGTGCTACTCTAGATCCATCCAAACTGAATGTGTATCAAATCAACTTCCGTTGGTTGGGTGCTGGTGAAATGAGATTTGGAATTGAGAACCCCCTCAATGGGGATATGATTTTCTTCCATCGTGAACAATACTCTAACACTCACAATACACCACACCTAGACAATCCATCAATGAAGATTGGATATGTTGCTGCTAATCTAGGTAACCCTGGCTCTGGTTCTGTGTCCGTTACTGGAGCATCTATGATGGGTGCTATTGAGGGTATTATTCGTCAGACATCAAATACTCAAGCAGCAACAGGGTCTAGAAGTGATGCTATGAATTCCCCTGGTTCTGTGTATCATCTACTTTCTGTAAAGAATAGATTGTGCTACAGAGATAAAATCAATACTAGAGATTTGATTGTCAAATCTATCTCTGCTGGTGTTACTACCACTGCTTCTGCTCCAGCAGTCCTGTATGTTTATTATCAACCTACTGTTCCTGTGAATTTAC